GACGCCAAGGCGCTGAGAGCCGAGCTGGGTAAGGCGCTGGATTTCCGTGGCCGTGCGGATGCCGTCTGCGGTCGGCATACCCTGCTGGGCGTCGGAAGCGGCGGAAAGGCGCTGCTTGAGGTCTGACATAGCGCCAATGTCGTTCCAGTGGCCGCGCGTCACGTCGGGGACTTCGGCAATGAAGACGCCGTCACCAGGCTTCGTGCCAGGCAAGGTTCGGACCACGCCCCACGGGTTGCGGTCGATGAGGTCGGGGACAGAGACTGAGGTCGGGTCTACAAAGATGAGGTTGTTGAGGGCGGCCTGCACGTTGTCGATGCGTGAGCGAAGCAGCCAAGTCGAGATTTCATGCAGGGGCAGCAGCAAGTCGTAAAGCGACTGGGCATACGTCTTGTGGCTGTCGTGATAGAGGCCACCGATGGCGATAGGGAATTGGCGGCCATACGGGTTGAGCTGGAAGCGAATGACCGCAGACTCGTCAAGAATTGTCACGAGGAGCCAGACCTGCTCAAGCTGCGGCAGGTTCACTTCGTAGCCGTTGAGCCGTATCCACGCCTCGTCAACTACACGCGACTGGTCGAGAGAGAAGTGCGCCGCGTTCTCGACCGCGCCCTTGTCCTCTGGGTTGATGTTGAGGCCGCGACCCTCCTCCTTGGCCCACTTGTGGCCAGGCCACGAGCCGTTCGAGTTCGACATGCGGCGGCGCAGGCCAGGGTATTTGGAGACCTTGGGGTAAAGCTGCGAACCGATAAGGGCCGATGTGGACATGTGATCCGTGAAAACCATGAACTGCATACGATCCCAGTCGCCCCAGTTGACGCGAGGGTCTGGGAAGGCGCGGCGAGGGTCGAAGTTCACGATGTCGTTGGTCTTGGTGACGGGGTTCCAAACGCACTTGGTGGGCGCAAAACCATAGCGGATCGAGTCCATCAGCATCTGAGCAATGCGGGCCTCGCCCGCAGTGCGACGCATGTGCTGGTGGAGAAGGCGCTCAAGGATCATGGATGATTGGCGAGACTTGCGGTTGAGACCCTCAAGCTGGAACATAGGATTGCGGCCAGTCAGGGCCGACATCAGGTAGGTCAGGACGGTGTCAGCGATGGCGCGGGTGTCCGCAATGACCGCCTTCTCGCGGAACTTGGTGGAGTCGGCTGGCACCCAGACGTCATGAGCGCGGTCTGCGTCGCGCCAGTGGCCGTAGCGGCGGCTGATGCGGTCGTGGGACATCTTCATGCAGGCGCGGACGTAGTCGATCAGCTTCTGCTCTTGCTTGTCAGACAGCATGTCAGAGATGTCTTCGTATTCCATCAAGGGACGGGTGAGGTCCGACAGGTCTACAATCACTTCTGAAGAGGCAGCCTCGGTCTGTTGTTTGTAGTGCATCGCTTACAATTCCCCCCAGCCTTTGAAATCAGACTGGCTCTTCAGTTTTGTGTGGTGGCTTTGGCCCCAGTTGCTCGCCATCTGGCTGTTGAGCGACATCCCCATCTCGATAGGCCCAGTCATCATCTGGCTCGCTGGGCCGCCCATGCGGGAAATAGCGTCCAGGCCGATAGTGAGGGCGTCGATCATGTCGTCATGCTTGCCATTCGGGAACGATTGGGCCTCGTCCATAAAGTCGTCGAGCCACTCTGCCTCACGGGGAAGAAAAACTCGTCCCCCCTCGATGAGCGGAGAGACTGCGTTCAGGCGGGCAACTTTGTCAGTCGTGACCTTTACTGGGATGACGCTGACACCAGACTGGTTCCGAAGCTCTTGGATCAGCGACTGGCCTGACGCCTTGTCCTCGATGTAGAGGCCGCGAAGGCCGCGACCACGCCACTTGGCGTTCTGGGTGATGGTGGCACGCTTTAGTTCGGGGAAATCATAGCGGTTGCGAACGACGTCCAAGATGTGGATGTCGCCAGCATGGTCCATGCCCAAAACCATGAGGACAGAGTAGTCGGCGGTCTCGGTCTTCTTGAAGGCAGTGTCGGCGGCGATGATGACCGTTTGGCACTCAGGCGCTTCGTCGGGAGGGACCGTCTTCCACCATGTGGTCTTAATTAGGTTGCCGCCCTTGATGAAAGGCTGTTGTTGGTAGAGAGCCGCAAACTCGCGCTGGTCGAGGCGCTCGGTTTTTTTGAGTTCTTCGAGGGGGAAGCGGTCAGCCCAGAGGGCAGCCTCAACCTCTTGGTAGAAGTGGCGCTTGCCAGGCGCGACGCTGGAGAGCTTGCCCGCTGGGACGTATCGCGGGTCTTCTTCAGGGAGCGTGGCCACTGATGCTTTGACGTTGGACTTCTTGCGGGTGATGGCGGGGAAGTTGATGTGGTGCCACGCGCCCTCCGCCCAATCTTCCGTGGCCATGATGCGGCCCGCGAGGTCGTCTGGGTGCCAGCGCGTCATGATGAGGATTTCGATGGCGGGGTCGCCGTTGACTTCGGGCTGCTTACGCGTGCGAAGAGCAGAGAGGTAGTAGGACCAGGTCTTGTTGCGCTGAGTGGCGGAGTCAGCCTCTTCGCGTGCCTTGACGGGGTCGTCGGTGAGAAGAAGGTTTGCAGCGCGGCCAGTGGTCGAGCCGCCGATGCCCGTGGCGAAGTAAGAGCCGCCAAGGGTGGTCTTCCAGTCATCGGCAGCCTTCGAGACGTCAGACATGGAGAAGTCTGGGAATGCTTGCGAGATGATAGGCTCTTGGGCGCGGTCGCGCGTCTCGCGGCCAAACGTCTTGGCGAGGTCTTGGTTGTAGGAAGTGGCGAGGACTTGGCGCTGTGGGCGGCGGGCCAAGTAGTAGACGGGGAAGAGGGTTGAAGCGATCCACGACTTCCCGTGACGAGGGGGCATGTTGATGAGAAGTCGGCTCTTGCCCAGTGTGCCTTTTTCAAGGCGGTCCAAAGCGTCGATCAGCTCAAGCTGGAAATCCGCCAACTGGAACTCTGGGTGAAGGGCGCGGACAAACCCCTCGAAGCTGTCGCGGGCCTGCTGAATGAGAAGAAGGCGCTTAGCTGCTTGTGCTGGTGTCAGACTCATCTTGGACCTCCTCTGCGTCCTCGGCTTCCCCCTCGCGAAGAGCCTGGGCCGCGATGGCCTGAAGCTCGTCGTAGGTGAGTTCGTTCTCGGACTTGTTTTCAATTGTGTGTTCGTTGAAGGAGTGGTGAAGGTCGGGCATGACCTTGTTCAACATCATGCCGAATAGGCGAACCTGCTGGTTTGACCAGTTGCGGTTTCCGTCCAAGACCTCGCGGACTTGGTAGATGTTTTTTCTGACTACATCGAGAACGGATCGGCGCACTCGGTCGACTTCGACTGGAGTTACGGCTGGAAGCCCGCCAGTTCCACCCTTCGTCTTGCTTGGAGTTTTTCGGTAGTCGGCCATTAGTCACCCATTACTGACAGTGATTTCAAATTTTGGTGCGAAATTTCGGTTGGCAGGGTGACGGCTACCAGCAGACCGACGGCGGGATGGGGGGGTATCCCCCCCCATAAGACCACCTTCGGTGATGTTTTTCGTCGCGAAACTGACAAATCCCTACCTAAGTTCTTGTTATTGTTGAGGTTGTAACCCCTAACTACGGTGTCTTACTGGTGTTGTTGGTCTGTTGTTCAAGGGTTGTTTTGAGAAACCCCTCACAAGTTGACGTAACATCAGGGTATTTAGACACCCCATAAGTCATACCAAAGGTTTGAGATGTGAGTCGTCCGCCCCCCAAAGGGGGGCTGGGGGGGAACAGGATGGGCCGACAGCGGCAGTCGCTGATCGGTTTAACCTAACCTCTCAGAAGGAATATCACTATGACCACTATCACAATCAAAGACCTGTTCACCAACACCACACGCAAGCACGGCAACCCCATCATGGGCATTGGCAGCAAAGCTGCCGTGGAAGCCGTGATTGCCTACGGCAACGACTGCAAAGACCCTACGGCCTTTACGGAGTTCGGAAATCGCGTCGCGTCTTCCCTTCGGGAACGTCTCGCCAATTACATCGACGCTGGCCAAACGGCCAAGTCCGCCCGCGTCAAGATGACCACCTCCGCGATTGCGAACCTCGAAGGGTTCCTTGCGACGTTCTCGGTCTCCCCTGAGCCACAGCCGAAGGCTGCCCCTGTCACGAAGCCCGCGTCTCGCATGACCAAGGCTGACCTCATGGCTCAGATCGAGTTCCTCACAGCGCAGCTCTCGGCTCGCTAATCGCAACGCATCAGGAGTTTTTACCATGTCCGTTACAATCACACGGCGCGAAGAGCGCCCACTTCACCCCAATGCCAAGAGCGCCCTTCGTGGCGCTCTTTCCTTTCATGGCTACGACGATGACGACGCGATGTTGATTTGCGACAGCGTCGACGACTGCGCGTGGGTCATGCTGCCGAACGGTCGCCGCGAGCTTCGCGACACGATGGACGACATCGGCCTGTTCGCTTTCGTAACCGTGACAGTGGAGGGCTGAGAGCATGACAAGCTGGGCAAACACCGAGTCTCGCGCTGCACGCCGTCGTCGCCGCATTCGTGGCGAGACAGTCCTCGAAACAATCGCTTTGGCTGCCATGAGGGCGGCCACGGTGATGCTCATGTCGTCGCTGACGGCATGGGTTCTCATCAACTGGATGGCTGGCTGTGGCGAGACATTCCAAACCTCTACTGGGGTCTACGAGCGTGGCGAATGCGTCATGGTTCCGTGGGCGCAGTGATGTCTCACAAGGAAGGAAAGACATGAACGACATGGCGCAATTTAACCGCGTGACCAAGCGGCTTGCCGATGCGGAACTCAAGATCACACAACTGCAACGGCAAGTTTCATCGCTGCAATCCAAGGCGGCGGTTCAGCGCAACGAGCTGGCGCGTCTAACGCAGCTCTCGGAGCGCCTCGTCAAAGAACGGGGCGACCTCCTCTCTGACATCAAGTGGCTTCGTGGCGAAGTCGCATAACATGAAAGGAAACATCATGAACGTAACACTGGAAAACTACTCACGGAGCGAGGCCGCATGGCTTTGCGAGATGATCGCCGAGAAGCTGGCCGAGATGGGACACGAGGACGTTGGGAGCTTTAGCTACAGCATCGAGGTCGAGTTTGAACCCGCAGAGGAGGAAGAGGATGCCTAGAGTATGGATCAGCGCAACGATGGAAACATACCTGACGTGGGAGGGAGACATACCAGATGACATCCCCGAAGACGAGCGCAGGCAATGGATCAAGGAGAACGTGGATGGTGGCGAGTTCGTGGAGGATGGCGGCTTGTTCAGTGGCGACTGGCACTTGGGCCACGAGGTTCACTTGGTCGTGGGTGATGACGAGGTGGTGTCATGAGCAAGGACATCGGCAACGCCTGCACCGAATGCGGGTGCGACACGTCGTTCGGCCACGGCAACTTCGTGGACCGCATACCGTCTGACAACGGTGAGGTATCAGGATACCTCTGCGCTGGCTGCCAATGCGTCGAGTGTGACAAGTGCGGGGCCAGCACTCTGGAGTATGAGACCACTGCGTTCGGGGACATCTGGTGCAGTGATTGTCTCTAACTCGTTGACGGCTGCGAAATGCCCGTCTAACATCCGTGACACATCAACCACATCCAAGGAAGGAGCAACCTATGGATACACAATGTGAAGACACAAAGCAGCGCTGGTGGGCGTGGCACAAGGAAAACCCCCGCGTCTACGAACTGTTCGACAAGTTCACACGAGAGGCCATCGAGTTGGGCCACAGGCATCTGAGCGCATGGCTCATCGTGAACCGCATTCGCTGGGAGACCAGCGTCGTGACGATGGGCGAAGACTTCAAGGTGAGCAACGACTTCATCGCTTACTACGCCCGCCTCTTCATGGCGCTCAACCCCGACTACGACGGGTTCTTTCGCATCAAGACGCTCAAGTCAGAGCGCGAACAGGAGGCAGCATGACCGTCACAATCAAGCCATCGCTTCAATCGGCTGCGAGCTTCACGCTCGCGATTGGTGAGCTGCCAGACGAGATGACAGGCGAAGACCTCGCCTGCTTCGTGAATGGCATCTTCAACGCTTACAACATGAGCGAAGAGCTGCGCCTGAACGTGCTGATGCTGCTTCTCGGATCGTCATGCGACTGCGAGATCATCACGAGCGACGCTTTACACTGACCCTCCCGCGCAAATCCCCCAAAGGGGGATTAGGGGGGAACAAGGGCCAGCCTATTCAGGCCCAAACCACCATCAACATCAACATGAAAGGAACAGGTTATGCCTGCTCAATTAGCACGCCTACACACTGGCGCGGCCAAGGCTATGGTCGCCCCACTGCACGACGCCGCACTGCACACGACGAACGCCAACAGGACAACGCTTCGCAAGCTGCTGCGGCAGATCATAACCGACCACGTTGGCAGGGACACGAGGGACGCATTCCGCAATAGCTTTGGCATTTGGCCAAGCCAGCAGGTCGATAAGCTCTCTATGGGCGCACTGGTGGACCTCACCTTGGGCTTCGTCCTCACTTCTCTTCGTGGCGATGACGGCTTTGCCCTCGACGCTTGGGATAGACTTGTGGCGGCGATGACCCACGAACACCTCTGCCACCCCAAGAAGCGGGGGGCTGGTGTGTCGGTCGGCTACAACCTTGACTGCATCGAGGGCCAAGCTGCTGCGGCAGAACTGGAGCGCGAGGCCAGCCGACACGGCATCGCACTCGGCACGCCCCCAACCCCAACTGCAACTGCAACCTCAACCTCAACCTCAACTGCAACGACAGGAACAGTCACCATGACAAAATTTGCCACCCTCACTGCTGAGTCTGCTATCGGCGTCCTCGCTGCGTGCTGCGACATCCTCGGTATGGATGCGATTGATGCGTCGCTTGACGCTATGGTTAAGCAGGGCTTCGACTGCGATGACATGGAGAGCATCAAGGCCAGCGTCCGCGATATGAATGCAGACTCGAACCTGACCAGCATCGACGACCTGAGCGACGACTTGGCCGAACACGTCCAGTCTATCACGTTGGCTTTGCGTGCTGCTTCTCGACCAGCATCCGCGCCGACGACAGCTCCGAAGGCCGACGCCCCTACGCTCGACCCGAACCTCGTGCCAGCGGTAGACGCATTGCTCAAGCAGGCGACGGGCGGCGCACTGTCCAGTATCGGCGGCCTGATCGCCAAGCACGGCGAGAGCCTGAGCGAGATTGCAAGCCTGACCGAAACCATTGAGCGTCTGAAAGCCAGCGCGTCGGTTGCGCCTGTGATTGCCAAGTCGGGCAAGGTCGTTGTTGACCGCGCCTCTCTCACCTACGAAGTCGTGATGCGTAAGGCTTCCGAGGTGTTTGTCGGACCGCTCGGCCAGCAGTCGCCTACGCTCGACTTTGAGATCGTGACTCTGGTTTGGCGCGATGACAACGGCAACGTCGTGTCTCACCCAGACTGCCCTGACGTCGAGCCAGCCTATCAGTTCCGCTTGCGCCACTTGCTCAAGTTCCTGAGCGCGTTCAAGTTCGGCCAGAACGCTTGGCTCCACGGTCACACAGGCACTGGCAAGACCACGCTGGCTGAGCAGATCGCGGCCCGCATCGGGTTCCCCATCGAGCGGCTTAACCTCGACAGCAACCTTGAGCGTGCTGACATTGTCGGTGCGACAGAGATTGTGATCGAGAGCGGCGCACCAGTCACCAAGTTTCGGGAGGGCATTCTGCCCCGTGCGATGCAGCAGCCTTGCATGTTTGTCCTGGACGAGATCGACGCTGGTCGGCCAGACGTTTTGTTTGTGATCCAGCGTGCGCTTGAGCGTAAGGGTCTGACCTTGACCGAGGATGGTGGCCGCACGGTGCAGCCTCACGAATTGTTCCGCTTTGTGGCTACCGCCAACAGCCGAGGCCAAGGTGATGAGCATGGCTGGTATCAGGGTGTTCGCCCGATGAACCTTGCGATGCTCAACCGTTTTGGTGCGTTCATTCACGTCGACTATCTGGACAAGGACGATGAGGAGCGCTTGCTGTCGCAGACTTACGCAGCACTTACGCCATCTGAGGTGATGGAGCTGGCTCAATTCAGCGTCGAGGTCAGGACTGCGTTCAAGTCTGGCGAGATCAGCCAGACTGTCAGCCCGCGCGGCCTTCATGCGATGGCTGAATACTACCTTCACTTCAAGCAGGTGATGCAACCGAAGCTGGCAATGCGTGAGGCGGTCGAGACTGTCGTCATTGATGCAGCCCCAGCCGACTGCGAGCAGCGCATTCGTGAGCTTGCCGACCGTGTGTTTGCCTGAGCAGCAGCACACCAACAACAACCAAAGGAGACACTCAATGAGCAAGATTACTTACATCGAAGAGAGCGGCGACTTGGAGGCCGAGATCATGACTGGCGCAGACCTGATGGACGCGACGACGACCGTCGTGCGGACCATTGCGCGAGACCACAAGACTGACGTGGTGTTTATGGGGGATGGCGCTGCGACCAACGGGCGCGACGTGATTTTGCCAAGCATCCCGTCTGATGCCAAGATCACGCGGAGGCAGGCGCTTGTGACGGGCGGCTATGCCAACCACGAGAGCTTGCACAAGCTGCTGACTGACTTCGAGGGGCTGTCGCCGCGCATGAAGAGATGGCACAGCGGCGGGAAGAAGCTGACCAAGCATCTGGCCAACGCGATTGAGGACATCCGCATCGAGGCTGGCGGCCAAGTGCTTTACAACGGGCTGCCCAAGAGCATCGACAAGACTGCGCGCGAGGTGAACCGCCACTTCATCGACGTGGTTTACAAGCAAGACCCCAAGTCGGTGGAAGACTTCAAGCGCATTGGGCCAGTCGCTGTGACGTGGGAGGGGCGTCGCCGCCTTGGGTATCCTGACCCTAGTATGGCCGAGGCGATGGCGTTGTTGCCAGAGGATGTGCGGAAGCGCGTCGAGAAGATCGTCGACCAAGTGATGGCCTTGCCTCACGGCGTGATCGGGATGGGTCGCGTCGACACCGAGGCTGCCCATGCGGGCAGCATCGAGGCGGCCAAGTTGGCGGAGCGGATTGCCAATGCTTACGAGCGCGAGATGAAGAAGAAGCGCGAGCAAGAGGCGGGCGAAGGCGAAGGCGAAGGCAAGGGCAAAGCCAAGTCGGAGGGCGGCGGAAAGCCAGGCGACAGCGGCGCTGGTAAAGCCCAGGCCCAGGGTAAAGGCGATGGCGATGAGGCCGAAGGCCAAGGCCAAGGCCAAGGCGAGGCCGAAGGCCAAGGCGGCGAAGCTGGGCGAGGCGAGAACACTGACGACGGCGGCCAGTCGGGCGGACCCAGCGGCGGGGTCGGCGCAAGCATGGCCCAGCATGGGGGCAGCGACGACGACGTGGAGCCAGTGAGCGCTGAGCTGGGTGACGCGATGCGAAGCGTCATGTCGAACGTCCTTGGTGCGACTGGCAGCTATCGTGTGTTTGCGCCCAGTGAGGACAAGTTTGAGGAGGTGGACACGGGCAACTCTGAGCGGTCGCTTCGGTATCGTCGCGCCTATCAGGTCGCCAAGGGGGCGGTCGGCCCGCAGGTCGGCACTGTGCGGCGCAAGCTAGAGCGCGTGATGATGTCGCAAGCCCAGACCTTTTGGGAGGGCGGCAAGCGCAGTGGTCGGCTTGATGTGCGCCGCAACAGCAAGAAGATCGTGGAGCTGCGGCCTGATGTGTTCCGTCGGCGTCAGGAGGAGAGCGCCGTGAACACGGCGCTTTCCATCCTGGTAGACATGAGCGGGAGCATGAGCAGCTCCAAGATTTTTATGGCGCAGAGGGCCACGATTGCAATCTGTGAGGCGTTGGATGGGATGCGCGTGCCTCTGGAGGTTCTGGGACACCACACTGCTGCAAGCAGTGCGATGCAGGATGCGTGGTATCGGCTACCACAAGACCGTCGGAAGATGGTGAGCAGAGTGCAGTCGATTGATATGCACTTGTTCAAGGGGTTTGACGAGCCTCTGTCGATGGCGCGGGCGAAGCTAGGCCGCATGACGCAAATGACAGACGGCGCAAACGCTGACGGCGATGCGATTGTGATGGCGGCCAAGCGCTTGATGGCGCGACGCGAGCCACGCAAGGTGATGTTGGTGCTGAGCGACGGCGAGCCTGCTTATACAGGCTATAACCGCAACATCCACAATCACACACGCGATTGCGTTAAGTGGGTGGGAGAGAACGGCATCGAGATTGCTGGTCTTGGCATCATGAGCGCGAGCGTCACCAAGTATTATGATCGAGTTGTAGTCGTGAACAAGATCGAAGACTTCGCCACGACTTACATTGATGAGGTGGCGAAGTTGCTGACAGGCCGCAGCCTGTCGACGAGCGGTGACTTGATTGCGAGCGGGGTGCGCCGTGGAGCAAGGCTTTAAGAAAAAGCAGCGCGTTGCCAGGGTTCCGAGCTGGTGGTTCAGCTTGGGGCCTGGGCAGCCGCTCTCGTTTTGGGTGCTTGTGTATTGGGAGTGCCGACGAAAGGGCGTTCGCAAAAACGACAGGTCGGGGGTTAGACGGGTGGTAGCATCTATGAGGGGAGGTTTTGGTTGACACCTGTCTTATAACTGTGACAACTATTATCTTTGGGTGTAATTTTTATGAACAACGATGTGTGAGCCAGAAAGGGAAAAAAATGGGACACATTTCAAGCGGCTGGGTCGTCAAGGTGTTCGACGCGATAGCTGATAGGCGTGATTTATTGAACGATGAGGCAGGCTATGCCGAGATTACCGTGATGCTTGATGGTGGTCACACCATCCACGATGTAGAGCGGATCAAGGGGGCGGCGGGAGCCGCCCATGTGGTCATCGAGACCACGACATCAACCATCTACGTTCCTGAGCAAAACGTAGTGGCAATCGAAACCCCATAAAGGAGAGACACGCATGGGAAACATCGCAACACAGATCGTAGGAAAGCAGCTTTCGGAGCTGGGCGTTGAACAAAGCAAGCCTGCACCCGCCACACGGCGGACGCAGGCAACATATGAAGAGCCTCGCCAGTATAGAGTCGAGCGGCCAAGGGCTGTGGTGACGCACAGGAAAAACGAGTGGACCAAGGACGGCGTATGTGAGCGCTTAGAGGAGGCGGCCAAAAACTGGAAGGTGGAGGGTGGCACGGCGTCGATGTCTGATCGAGACTTGGATGCTATTGTGTCTATTGCGGCCACCGACTTGGCGAATGCGCTAGAACACGCGGGGCTGGTGTATCGCACTGGGACGTCGCCCGCACTGCTGGCTGACATGGTGAGCGACTTCATCGTGACGCAAATGCGGGTGCTAAAGGACGGAAAGTATCTGGATATTGGAGGGTCGTCTTGACGCTGCCGATGAAAAAAGAGGGTCGGCGATTTGACGTTGACGCAGGAGAGGTTGGCATCGTCATCCGCAAGGGTGGCGATGTCGAAGTAATGATGAGTCTGAGTAATGAGATCGGCAAGAGCCAGTTGTTAGGGCTGGCCATTGCATGGAGTTGTGAAAGTGACGATTGGAAAACGTCAATGATGCGTCGGGCGCGTGAGCGCTTGATTCAGATCATGGACGAGGAAGGTATAAAATACGCGTGAGTTGTGAGGGGGGCTTACATCTGGTGAGCAACCAGACACCCCCCTCACGGCGTGAGACACGCACAGCAAACGACTCAAACAGAGGCGATGCTGTAAAAACAATAAAGGAAAAAAGTGATGGCGTGAACACTGAGAGTGAAGCGTTGGATCAGATTAGAATAAGGATAACTATTATGAAAAAAGAAGAGGAAAATGTTTTGTTAAGTGAGCTTTGGGACAAGGTCGTTAGGCTTGAGGCCCAAGTAGAGCTGCTGACGCGCATGGTGAGCGGCGGCGCTGAGCCGCCAAGGGAGGCGAAGCCTGACGCCAACGACAGCGCCGTTAGTTTTTTGATGTCACACACGCCAAAGCAACACGCCGTGATGCAGATGCTGCGGGCGGGGTATGGAACAGACAGAATGGCAGAGGCTTTGGACGTCACTGAAAGCACAATAAAGGTGCATGTCAGGGGGGTCATGCAAAAGCATGGCCTGAAAACGAGGGCGCAAATTGTGATGCTGGCGGCACGCGCGGCGAGCGCGGTGTCGGAGGCCGAATACGAAGCGCTGAGTGGACTGCCGATGGACTGGGTTGAGCGCCCCAGTCACTACGCAGACGTCACCAATATGTTGAGGACCAAGTCACGGTAAATGCTAGAGCGAGGGAGACACGCACATGGCACTGAAATTAAGCAAGAAGAATGGACACTGGTATGTGGAGGGAAGCCTTTTAGGCAC